CTATTGTATGGTTGTTACTTTTCAAGCAAAAGCTCCTAATGCGAATCAAACTCACATCGACATATCTCTTGCTTCTACAGGAATAACACCTTATGACAGAGTTTCTAAAAGTTTAGGTTTTATTAAAGGTAATAATCAGTGGGAAAATTTTTATGAAACTTTTGATTTTTATGCAGACGCAGATTTTGTTGCTAATGGAAATCAATGGAAAGTTTTCGCAAACGGAGGTGATGTTGACATATCAAACGTAATCTACTTTATACATCGTACATTTAATGCTGGTTAATCTTTCCAGTGGTCTTTAATTTCTTTTCCTTTATCAGTTAGAGAATAAACTATTTCTCCTTCTTGATCAACACCTACATTAAGTAATTCTTTATCTACCATGTCTCCAATTGTATTCTCAATTAGAATCATAGTTGCTGTTTTGTAGGATTGTTCTACCTCTTCTACTGTGAGTGCGAAGTCATCTTTTTTTCCTTTTAGATAATCAGCATAGCTTTCTATTGCTAGACTGCGTATTTCATTGCACCAAATTTCAAGTAAATCTAGTGGCATTCCTTGATCTAAATTTAAAATGTTACTAATGAGAAGTTCTGCATACTCCTCACCTGATCTGATGTTTTCTAACATAACTTATTATTGTAGTTTAATATATTTCTTCATAAAGATTTTCATCATATACCTCTCTACCAGCAACTCTATTTATTCTTTCTGTTTCATCTAAAAAGTCTTCTCCTTTATAATCAGGGTGGTTTTTCTTCATATAGTCAATACCTCCTACCCATAGCCAAACAAGTGCTGCTAATAAAGTAAAAGCTATTGCATAAATTATAAACATAGTATATTATTTTAATCCCACCAAGTTTTAAGATTAGATCCGTCCCAATCTTTGTATTCTTTATATTTTTTTCCGTGTATAATTTCACAAAACTCTTTCCATTCTTTTTCCTCTATCCTATTCGCTTCTTTATAAACTTTTCTTTGATGCTGTTTTTCCTCCTCTGTATCATCATCTGCTAGCATATAGAACTCTTTATCTTGAGTTTCTATAAATCTTAGAGGCTTATAATTAATTTGTCCGTGAACCTCTTCTGCTAAAAGAACATAATTTGAGTCAACTATATTGTCAATAATTTGACATAGCCTTCTCATTTTTGCAATCTTCTTATTCCTGGACTCTTCAACTTCATAACCCTTTGTTTCCATCCCATCAGCCTGTATCTCTATAGATCTTTTCAGCATCATTAGAGTATAACTATAATCCCACCATCTATGAGACCATAATTCACGGCGAAACCTCCATATGTTCTTAATGAACTCAGGAAGTTGTTTCACTGCGGCATCATAAGCCTTTTGAATATGGCTCATTATCCACTCAAACCTTTCCAATCTTGTTTTAAAGGGATCTCCGAATTTCTGACTCATAACCTTTCTTTTGATAAATATATAAAAAATAAAATAGAGAAAATAATTTACAACTTTAGTAGTGAAATATTTTTTTTAGTATGCAGTACATGTCTTGGCTGACCTGATTTTGTAAGACCTATAGTATAGGCTTTCTTCTTTATAGTAGGGAGTATCTCTTCTACTCTTTCCTTTTCCGCATTATTTCCCCAAATACAAAGTATCTTTTTGCAGGCATTTTTCATATTCTCAATCCAAATGTCATTCTCTGATCCTACTGGATCACTTATTGATTTTAGATCTTTTGGGTTAGGTGTTATATAACCATATAGATTAGTTACAACTATACTATCAAAACCTTCTCTTAATGCTATATCCATCAATATAGAAACAGTACTATTCTTACCATTCTTTATATGAGAAGGATTTAAACCTAAAACACCCATTGGATTGTATGCAGTTCCTGAATCAAATACACTTAGGTATTGATACTTTTGGCATTGGCTTACGATTCTCAGAGTGTTCACCCTTCAATTGTTTTACGTGTTGATAAAGCTCTAATGTAGTACCATTAAAAGATTCCATTATAGAGTCTAGTTCTTCTTCAGATATTTTGAACTCCTTCTTGAAGTCTTTCTTCATGTTTTTAACTATTTCTGTTTCTTCTTTTAAGAAGTCTTCATGAAGCTTTTTGTATCTGGCTCTAAACAACCCGATCTTATCTAATTTCTCTTCATAATGCTTGAGATCTTTTACAGCATCCTCAAGTAGATAGTTCTCGTGCTCTGCTTGATAATAATAGTCAGACGTTTCATAATCACCATTAAGTATCTTCTCATAAAGAGTACGATAGGGATGCAGAGTTTGCCTTTGCTGATAGCGTCTCCACCAAACAAATTGATTGTAAGTTTTTCTTGGTAATTGAGAAAGCCTTTCCTCAATATGCTCTCTCGTCATTCTAGTTTCGAATATCATAACCTTTATTGTTTTGTTTATTTAAACATGTCATAATGTCTAGGATAAACATGTAGATTTGTAATGAACCAATGCATTTGACCTACTTTGTAACCTGTCTCCTTAGATACTTTCTCCATTAGTTTAGCAAACGTATACTGGTCGTTACAGAAGCCAAAAACAAGATCGATAGATCTGGCAAATACAGTGAGATGGAGTTTATTATCTTTGATATAGAAGTTAAGTACATCATTACAAGGTGTGTCATATTTATATTGATCTATTTCGTGTAAAATATAATGTACAATAATTGCTCGACGTGTGTCTTTATTTCTTTTTAGTTCAGCAATTACTTTATTAAGTTGGCTATTATAATTCCAAAAGTATCCGTAGTTAGAATTTACATCGTTAGTACCTGGTATCATCATTTGTTTCCATATCTTAGCACGTTCAGATATTTCACTAGCATCTCTATCTCCTTTAAGATACCATTCCCATTCATAATCAGCATAGTCTTGATTAAACTTACGTTGTGGAGTTGTAATAACTTTATCTAAAGGATTATCTATTGTAAAAGAAACATTGAACTTTGCTTTAGTATTTGCAAAGTCTTCACCTTCAGACATAATGTCATTGTGTAATAATTCAAATGCTGTAGTAGGATTTCTATATACCATATTGTTCCACTTCTATAAATTGTTTAAGAAAGTTAATGCCTTCTGGGTTTCTGTATTCATTCAAATATACAACTCTTTTTATTCCTGATTGCAAAATAAGTTTAGAGCAGTCTAAACAAGGACTAAGTGTTAAGTACAAAGTAGAACCATCTATAGAGTTGCCAGTCCTTGCGGCTTTAAGAATAGCATTTACTTCTCCATGAATAACGTGAGGAAAAGTAACATCATTTTCTTCGCATGAATTATCCATTCCAGAAGGAGTACCATTATAGCCAAAAGAAATTATGTTGCCATCCTTCACTAAAACTGCGCCGACTTTTGATCGAACGCAGTGTGACAGAGTAGAAGTTTCTTTTGCTATATTAATAAATACTTTGTCTAGTTTATTCATTTCTTTTTCTTCCTACTATCAAATATTAACTCTCCATTTAACCATACTTTAGTTATATCAAACCCAGCATCTTGAACTTTCTTTTTAAGTGTTTCTATTTTAAACTCACCTTTAGGATATTCTAAGTTCCATTCTTGCGTCTGTAGATTAGGATCTATTTTTAATATTGATTTATCATTAGAAAGAGAGCTATGTACTGCTTTAGAACACATTGAGCAAGTTAAACCAGAAGCAACAAATTTAACTTTATCTTGTCCTAATATAAATAACGGTAATAGCAATAATGTGAATAGTAATTTTTTCATATTATATATTTAATGTTTATAATCCAGTTGAACCAAATCCTCCTGCTCCTCTTTGTGTATTTCTGTTTGGTAATTCATCAACTTCTAATATATCTAGGTAACCAACTGGAATTAAAACGAACTGAACTAATTTTTGTCCTGTAACAATAGTTTGATCTTTATCTGATGTATTAATCATATGAAGATGTATTTCTCCTTCATAATCTTCATCTACTACACAAGCACCTACTGATAGTCCTTGCTTAACAGCTACACCTGATTTATTAAATGCCACTAGAGCATAGCCTCTAGGAACTTGTGCTTTAATACCTGATGGAATTAATACTGATTCACCTGGCTTTAGTACTATTGTTTCAAATTCCTCAGGTACATAAAAATCAATTCCTGCTGATGCCTCTGTGCCCCTACTTGGGGTCTTTACGTTTCGTAACTTTTGTATCTTCATTTTGAACATTGTTTTGATAATCATTTAGTGAAGCAATATACGCAACACAATCTAATAAATTGTCTTCTTTATGGTTATAAGCCTGTCTTGATAACTTTAATGCAATCATACAATTGTACATATCGACTGCGGTTAGTTCTTTACGACTCAATAACGATGCAATCTTGGCTGCCTCTTGCATACCTTCTTGCATTGGCCCATATTGACGGGCTTTTTCTTCAGATCTCTTATAGATGATCTCGTTTGCTTGTTCTAGTATATTCATGGAATAAATATAAAACAGAATTGATAAATGATAAAACTATTCTCCTAAGTACTTGATGATATCGGATTTATCACCCCACTCTCTTTGAGAGTCAATGTCACTTGGCTTGATTGTAGGTTTAGGCATATTTCTTGCAACATTCCAGAACCAATTTCCAGAGTGGCCATAACGTTTCATGTAGTCCCAACCTTTTGCATCGTAAGTTTTAATGCAATCAAATGGAGTATCAATATCACAATCTTTAAGAAACTCTTTATGATATGCATAGAATTTAGCTCTGCCTAATTCACCGGGTTGTATGTTTCTTGCAACTGCTACTGCATTAAATTTAGTATTAGGAAGTGCAATCTGGAGTGTTCTAGACAATACTCCTGTTGAGAATACAGTCCATAATTCATCTATGTTTTTATCTTTAAATGCTTCGTGAAATATCTTTACTCCACCAGCAACTACTTGCTCGTGTTTAAGACCAAATGGTAGATATTTTGCACCAATCTTTTGTGCGAACTCTTTTGCCCAACCATTTATAGTTGGCATAGCAGGAGTCTTTAAGAATATTGGAGTTGCGCCATCTTCAATAACTCGTAGTTGGTGTTCAGAAGCTTCTTTAGATGCTGGCATTAGTAGTACAAGTTTTTTATTGTACTTCTTTGCAAGATATGTAAGTGAATATGGAGCATAGCCTGTTCTTGGTGCAACATAAACTAAAGTGTCTTCTTTTACTTGGCTGATCATGAAGTCGCCCATCTTTGCTTTAGTTCCATATTGAAACTCTCCATCGTCTATTACATTATAACCATCAATTTGTTTTATTGAAAAGTCAAAGTTTGGTTTATAATCTTTTGTCATTTCAAGATAGTAGTTTAAATCTCTACCGTCTGCCATGTCTAAATTAGATTGATCAATTGCTTTATTTATAAACATAACTATTTTAATTTGGTTGCAAAGTCATAATACTTATCATGGCCCCATGTTTGTTTAAGAATCGTATTGTTCTTCATTCTACGACCATTATTTTTAATAACATGATCCTCAGACTGATATTCTTGAAAATAACGAACTACGTCACAAGCTCTGCTATCTTCACAATCAATTGGGTTTAAGTTATATCTATTGGATAAGAATTGTAATACTTCATTAATATATTCAAATTCTTTTACTCTAGGACTAACTTTAGGAAAGATTGCATTAATACAACGAACAGCGTTTGTTCCTGCATATACCCAACCTTTAGGATTAACATAATTAGGGAAATATTCACCTAAGTCTGCGGCAAATGCAGTTAGTACAAAGTTTTGTTTTTTAAATCCAAGATTTTTAAGGTACTCATTACCTAAATCTGTTACTTGATAAATGTCATATCTTTTACTTTTAACTGCTTCATAGATATGCCTAACTAATCCTTCTGAGTAGTCTAGGATGAACTTTCTTAAATGACCTCTAGTTTCATTCTCAAATGTGAATTGAGGAAGTAAGTATCCTTTATTATCTGTAAAAGGTGTGATGCGATTATAAAGATCCTGCTTCCATTCTGGCCATGTGTAATGTTCTTTCAATATAGAATCCACAATCCAGAAATTACCGAAACCGTGCGTACCCAGAATGTCCTTGATATGATCTTTCTTGTATCTTGGTACATAATTAATACCAGAACCACAAAGTCTAAATAAATAGAAAAGCATAAACCAATCAAACTCATCATTAATATCGTGTTGAGTAAAGTGATGGCCCATTCCTCTTATATCTTTTTCTTTATACCATACTGCTTCAGTAAATGCACAGAATGCAGCAAATCTACGATGGGCTGTATCATAAATAGGCACATGATAGATTAGATCATCATTTACGTCTTCATACAAATTACCTTCATAAGGAAGACCTAAACTACCGTGTTGTTGCATTAACAAACTACGTTTATCGTATTCATCTAATGCTTCAAGTAACTTTTCGTTGATAATAAATTTTTGCATTATTTTACAAATTCATTTGCGAACATATAATATTTAGGCTTCAAGTGTACTGATTGTTTAGGTTCCATGTATTCAAACATCTTCATACCATCTTCATCAATCCATTCATTTGGCCATTGAAGTGTTTTGAGTCCTGAATTATTCATGATCCTATTTGCAGTATCTACTAATCTCATTCTTTCTTGCCTTGTACCAAAATAAGGTTGTTTGAGATATAAACCCGTACCAGGTAATTTACGACTTTCATGCTCAACTGGTAACAAATTAACTAGAGTAGCGTTATTTAGTTTTCTAGCAAACTCTACATATTGTCTAATAAGATCTCCTACAGCTTCAGCAGGATTATCTTGTCTCATTAAATGAAAACGAATATCAATATTACCAAAGTAAAGAACTACTTCATCATATTTTTCATTCCATTCTTTAACAAGTGAATCTGCTTCTTTCAAAAAGCCAAACAAAGTTTTACCGTCTGTTCTATCAAGACCAAAACCAGGTCTCCATACACTAAGAGAATGAGAATCGCCGCGTACTAACTTTCTTGTATCTTTACCATAATGTTTTGCATAGTTGATACAGTTAATAGCTGGAAATACATGATCTAAACCGAATCTTTTATTAAATACATTAAGATCGATAGGAACATTAACTGCGATAGCTAAACCTTTATAATTAGCCATAGCTTCAAGCTTAGCTCTATGTTCAGGTTGGGGTCCTCCAATAAAGTTGAATGTGTTCTCTTGATAGTTAACTCCTTCTAGAATATAGAGTCTTTCATAATCATTCCATGTTGAAGGATCAGGATTAAATTCTAATTCTCCTTTGTGTTGTGATTTTAATATACTCGACATAACATGATAATAGCCTCCACCATGATGGCTTTGGCTATTACCAATATTATTGAGCATACCTACTACGGCTGCTTTCATAACTTGTTTTTTTAAATATTACATTCCCATAGTCATGTCCATCATAGGATCTGACTTATCGTTTTTTTCTTTCTTTTCGAATACAACAGATTCAGTTGTCAAGATAGTTCCTGCTACTGATGTTGCATTCTTAAGTGCTGTGATAACAACTTTAGCTGGATCAATAATGCCTGATTCAAACGCATCTACCATTTTATGATTCTTTGCATCGTATACTTGTCCAGTGCTAGGAATATTCTCAAACCAGTTCTCAATACCTGCATTAGACAAGATCTTTTTAAATGGTGCTTGTAAAGCATTACGAACAATATCTCTAGCAATTGCTACATTACTGTTGCTTTCTGCTCTATGATTAAGTGCTACTTTATAAAGTGTTGCACCGCCTCCTGGTACTATACCATCAGCAAGAGCAGCTTTAGTTGCAAACAATGCATCTTCTACACGATCTTTCTTCTCTCTAATTTCAATATCACTATTACCACCTACAGAAATAATTGCAACACCACCAATCAACTTACCAAGTCTTTCTTGTAACTTTTCTTTCTCATAGAATGATGTAGCTTTTTCAATCTGCTCTTTTATTTCTTCTGCTCTAACTTCAATTGCTTTCTCATCACCTTTACCATCAATGATAGTAGTTTCTTCTTTAGATACAGTTACAAGTCTTGTTGTACCAAGATATTGAGCAAGTTGCTGTGTAGATAATTTATCAAGCTTCAAACCTTTATCTTTAGAAATAACTTGTCCACCTGTCAAGATAGCAATATCTTCTAAGATTAATGTTTTACGCTCACCAAAGTCTGGTGCTTTAACTGCGCAAACTTGTACGATACCACGCATTTTATTTACAATCAATGTAGCAAGAGCTTCATCACCAATATCTTCAGCGATAATTAACAAAGGTTTATTCTCTGAATTTGCTTTAGTTAATACTTGCAACAACTCTTGTGCAGTTGAAATACGTCCATCATACAAAAGAATGTATGGATTATCAAGAACAGATTGCATTGTTGTATTATTAGTTACAAAATAAGGTGATTTGTAACCACGATCAAATTGCATACCTTCAACAATCTCTAATGTAGTTTCACCAGTCTTAGATTCTTCAATAGTAACTACACCTTCACGACCTACTTTATCAAGTGCTTCAGCAATTAAGTTGCCAACTTCAGAATCATTATTACCTGAGATAGTTGCGACTTGTTTAATTTGTTCTTCTGAAGAGATTTCGGTTGCTAATTCTTTAATCTCTTTTACTACTTCATTAACGATATTATCAATCTCATTCTTAATCTCAACAGCATTAACACCTTGACGAATTTCTTTAAGACCTTGCTTAATCATTTCTGTAGCAAGAAGTGTAGATGTTGTTGTACCATCGCCTGCTTCATTTGCAGATTTAATACTAACTTGCTTAACAAGTTGTGCACCAAGATCTTCAATATCATCTTCAAGCTTGTGAAATGCTTTAGCTACTGTTACACCATCTTTTGTAACTTTAACTTCACCATTTTGTTCACGAATTAATACAGTACGTCCACCAGGACCTAATGTTGATGATACTGATTGATTTAACTTTTCTATACCGGAAAGTAGCTTTTCTTTAAGCTCTGTTCCAAAAACATTTTTTGTTGTACTCATAGTCTTTTTTAATTTATTCGATAACGCCTAAAATATCTGATTCTTTACAAATGAAATAATCTTGTCCTTCAAATACGATTCTTTGAGAACCAAGTTTAGGGATTAATACTACTTCTCCTTCTTCAAGAGTTGACATAACTAGTTTGTCTGTGTTGTAATTATAAACATTGGATGTTGCTACTACTGTTCCCATCTCAGGTCTTTCTTTACCAAGATCTGGAATAATAATGTTACCAAATGTTTCTTCTTCGCTTTCGATTGGCTTTAATACTATATAGCCGTTTAGTGGGGTTATTTTATTCATATTGCTAATTTAATATTTCTAATTCATCTATTTTAACACAAAAATAGAGTAAGGCATCTTTTTTAAAGACTGCGTCTACTCCAAACCATGTTTTAAAATCGTCTAGGTTTTTACCTTGTACAAACTCTTCTTTTAGAGTTCTTTTGATTTCAAACAAGTCTCCATTAATGTTAATGAAATTTCTGTGTAATTGAAACATAACTGGTTGTAGGTAGGCCTTTTATTTATAACTTATTTTAGTTGTTTTTTTGGAGTTGTGATCTCAATCTTTCTTACTGCTTTACCTTCAGCTATTGGAATGTCTAGAGTAAGAAGGCCTTTATCTAACTGCGCTTCTAGTTTAGAAAGATCAAACTTAGTACTAATTTTCCAAGTTAAATCAAAGCTAGAACGCTTGATGCCTTTATAAATAACAGCTTCTTCAGTTTCTGTTTGAGGCTTTTCATACTTAATACGAAGTTGATCATTATCGATTTGAATATCGATATCTTTTGAATCAAGACCTACAGCAGCTACTTCAAATTTAATGCCACTAGGTGTTTCGTAAATGTCTACAGGATGTGTTACTTTCTGCGTAATTGCAGAGAATCGTGAATTGTTTTCGAATAAGTCTCGCCATAGTAAATCAAATGGGTCGAGCTCAAATGGTCTAAATGTTCCCATGTTTTTTTGTTTTGTGTTCCCTTACGGTGAACGGTTAATTAATGTTTATTTTATAACTTTGGCCTACCTACAGTGCCATTTATTATAAATATACAAAACTAGAAAATAGTGGAAAAATTAATCTTTAGAGTTACTTATCTTTCTTCTCATCTTTCTTAGGAAACTCTCTTATTGGAGCAGTTCTAGGACCTCTTGGAGCAGATGGCGGATCTGTTGGCCCGAAGGCATTTCTCCTAGGTTGTTGAGGTTGTCTAGGAACAGGAATATATCTGTCTCTATAAATTATAATTGGAACATCTCTTCTATAAAAGAAAGGATCTATATAACCTGGTACATAGTAGATTGGATCCCAATCATACATTCTTTTTTGTCTATAGTCTATGTATCCACGTGGTTCAGTTACATAGCATCCAGAAAATACTAATAATAATAATAGAATAAGAATCTTTTTCATACTAATAAATATTTAGTGGCCGTCACGAAGATTATGTGCTAGTGCTGGAGGTGCTTTTAAGGCAATACTAAGTTTAGTAGTGTTCTCCATCAAATCCTGGACGATCCTGGCCGCTTCTTCTGATC